AAATAAACCATATTGAAAATCTGAATAATCTACCAAAGGACCCGCGTTTCCCATTGGCGTTACATATAGATTGGTAAATTCTGACCTGCTAAATAGAGTGCCACCCATAGTATATCCTGCCTTCGTAAAGACATATTCAATCATGTTTTTTAATCGAATACTAGGTCTTAAATCCAGATATGTTATTCCATCACCAAAATAAATATTGTTGTCAATCGCGTATTTGCTATATGTCCAACCTTGATTGTAATCCTTAAAATCCCAAATTATTTGTCCGCTAAATAATCCACCAGTCCATGATGATTCCGCAGTTGCATTGTCAATCGTATGGTTATAGTAACTCCAATCAATTTCATCTAGAGTTTTCTCACCCCAGATGGATGTTAGATTTTTAACCTGCCCATAAAAAACGATTGAATATGATTGAGGTAAACCATTGCTAAAATCTACGCTAAGCATTTCGAGGCTACCATAAAAAACTGGCATCCCGTAAATTTCAATCGATGCTGGTAAACGCAAATTTGGGTTCCATGTTGGGAACTCGATATTCTCTGCAAAGTAATTGGCAAAAATACCATTGTTAATATCAGTTGCTGGTATCTGGAATGATTGAGTGTAATCGGTAAATATGGTTTCAATACGCGAAAAATCTTTGACTTGCCTTGTCAGATTAACGCTCTCGTCTTGATACAAATCGGCTGGTATCATCTCGCTAAATGACCCGCCTAACGCCATTAATTTAGCAGTCAAACATTCTTGTCCTTCAATATATCCGCTATTAGATCGTGCTACTAGCAAAGTGACGATAGGCGTAATAGTATCTGTTGTACTATTGCCAATAAGCAACGCAAATCTCATCGTACTATTTTGTTTATGTAAGGCTGAGAATATTCCAGATTCAGCGTATACTGAATCAATTTGGCATTGGTTACACGCTTACGCTCCATATTGACATCGGTGCAATTTACTCCATAATAGATTCCGTTATACGCAAAGGTTATCGCCTCACTCATGAATAATTGACCTAGATATGTAACATAACTTTCTGGAATCCAATTTGTACTAATGACCATGTTTTCTTTGCTCTGGATATTGAATTGTTTTGTTTGCCTCATACCTACTGACCATGCGGTTGTTAAATCCGCATTGGTAAATAACGCAGTTTGATAGTCCTCCCTATTGACTGCCCATGTTGGCTGATAAACTCCATTAAAAGTCATGCCTTCATAAACTCCAAATCGATTAAGGAATAAAACAGAATACGCTCCGTATCGAGTAGCACAATCGAAGATGACTGGAATCGTTTGCGTTCCTCCTGCTGATAAATTGAAAACGATGTTGCAATTAGTACCCCATAATCCTGCCGTAGTCAATGCGTTTTTAATTTCAAAACCTTGCATCTGCTGAGTGCTTAGCGTACCAGCGATGGGCGTAATTGTCGTAGCCCCAATAGTTACGCTTGAAACTCCGCTCTGATTGTACCATAGGTAATCGATTGTGGTTTCTAAGGTTAGAAAAATCTGGGTTCTATCCGTATACACATTTTGAGCAAAGGCACTATTGATTCCATCCTTCGTAAACGAGTAGCCTCTAGTGGCTAGTATGCGATTGCTATTTACCGCTACGCTCACTGCGGTTGTACCTCCAGCCGTATTGAATCCAGATACTTTGATTTGTACCCAATATGCACCTAAGTCAATCAATGGTGCAGTTGCACCAAATACGAGATAATTCGTTTTTACATATTGAGTTACTATTCGGCTAATATCCATATATGCTCTGCCGTCTCCATAGGTATCTGGTAACTTGCTTAGCGTTGCTATTGGAGTTACTGGAATGGTTGTAGAACCGGTCCAAACAAAGACCTCAAATTTGTAGTAAAATCCTGCCGTTGCTTTTTGACTTGCATCGTTGACTTGATAAATCAAAGGGCTATTCGCCCCTAGTTTTCCACTCGGTTGCTGAGTATATGTAATTGCCATTATCGTAATCCTTTAGTTATTATTTTCTGTAAATCTTGATTCATTGCTTTGCTTAAAGCACTATTGTATCTGCGTAAAATCTCCTTGCGTTCTGGTGCGACAAAATCGTAGCCTTCAATTCCAAAATACTTTATTTTTCTATTCATCAAAAATCCTAGAGTACGCTTGTCCATTTTCTTAAATTGCCCTTGCTCATTTTTTGGTTTGATGCGTTTCTGTTTAATCCAACGATCCATATTTTGAACTGGAATCCCTTTGCCCTTTTTACGCCCTTCAATTAGGAACTTGGCGTAAGATGGCATTGTAACTGCATAATCCATTGGTCCCCTCGAAATAACATTTGTGTTATCTAGCAAATATCCAGAGGCTACAAGGTTGCTTGTGTAGGAACCTTTTGTAACACTAAGCGGTTTCCATCCTTTGCCATTCCTAGCCCATTTCACACGCAATGATGTACGCTTCCGCTTTCGCCTCATGGCACTCTGCAACGCTTCTTTAAAAGCGATTGCTATACGCTCTAGTTGAGCATCCGTCTTTGGTAGATTAACACCAGCCATCAGTTACGATTGGGTTAAGGATTGTCAATGTTATTTCCCCAGTATACCCAGTTAGAACGGCATCCAAATCCTCCGCAAACGGAGTTAATGTATAAGGCTTATCTATTTGCAATGTGTTGTACAATGCTTGTTCCATGTACTCCATCTGCTTTACTAGACGGATATAGATTTCCTGCAAGACAAAAGCGTAATTGGCATTTTCGGTATACCCGTATTTTGCGAATAACTGAGCATTAGTCATGCCTTGAAAATCATTCGAGTAGTGAATATTTTGGTCGGCAACCATGATGGAATATGTCAGCCTTGCGGTACTGGAATCGACATCAATTCTGGTTAATGTGATATGCAATAATGGAAAAACTGTAATTGCCTTAAAATCAAATTCAGTTAGAGTACCATGAGAATATTGTGCCTCCATCCTTTCGGCTACTTGTTTCCAATAGTAATTACCAGTTCCTATGTGATTTTTAGTTATGTTCATTTTCGTTTGATTGCTTTCTCTTGGACTTTCTGCCAGTCGATTTTATAACTTGTAAATATAAGGGCTTGATGTAAAGTAAGTTCCGATATAGGTTCAAGTTTGAGAGGGTCTCCATTACATAAACCGATAAGCCATCCAGACCAGCCCCATTTGTTATTAAATGACTGAAGGCTTGTTTCAAACCCCCATCCCGCAGTTTTTTCGGTGCTTTCTCGCTCGTCTTTGGTTCCAAATATTTCTGGATATAACTCAATAATTCGGTCCCGATATCGCAAAAAAAAAGATGTGCACCTAACGCAATAGTAACTGGCATTTCTTTAAAAGCCTCATTTACAATTCCTTTGTATGGCTCTATTAGATAATGGTCATACGGATGTTCCTCAGTAATCGGTCTATATAGTACGCTCATGACCTTCCACAGATTTTTTCTACTTGATTGATATGTCTCTAAATCGACAAACTCCCCTGCGGTAATTTTATCTAGGTTAGGAATGAATCCATATTTAACCCCCAGATAAGTAAAACGAGGCTCATATTTTGGCTTCTGTGACAATATCTCGTTTATCTTGGAGGTAATATCCTCCATCTGCTCTAGCGTTAACCTGCGTGCCTTCTCTGTACTTATTTCGCACATAATGGAAATGGTCTGAATAGCCAATGCCTCTGTACTAGGATTTGTATCAATAAAATCCATGAGTTCCAGCCATTGATGTAAACCAATATCCTCCAGTTTTTGAATTTGTTTCATTCTCTAATATAACGATGTTTACCTAATATGTTTGAATTACAAAGGCTGGTTTCCCAGCCAATGCAATAGTTGTTTGTTTAAGTTAATCCTCGCTTTGATTGTATAAATCGTTAGCCCATTTTTCGAGATCGTCCAAATGAGTATTGAGTTTTAGGTCAAACTCCTCCTCAGTTCCATCCTCAGAGTTAGTCCAGATAGCCGAGACATCGGTCTTTTTGAGGTCGCAATAAATCGGCATGTAGAGAGTAAATTGGTAATCCTCCAGCCAAAGGTAGGTATAGCCAGAGTTATTGTTAACTCCTAATTGCCCGTAGCCATCAATGTTCATTCCAAGCGATTCAGCGATTTGAACTAGGTAAAGTGCTTTTTGTCTTTCCCAGCCACACATTTTGTTAAGTGATTCAAAGTCCATATTAATCTTCGTTATTGGTGTTTTGTAAAGCCTCTTGGTATTGAGCGATTCCCATGTCAAATCGTCCGCCATCAAGCCATGTCGTTAAATGAGAGATGATGTAAGCATTGGCGTGGCTCTCATGCTCAGTTCCTTGTAAAGCATCCGAGATCTGTTTGATTACATCTCTTAAATTCCAATCCGCTCGTTCCAGCATCTCGATGCGGTCAGCGATTTCGTCTTGTGTTAATTTTTCCATTTTGCTAGTTCTAAATTGTTTATCAAAGATATTTTATATTTTCCAAAAATGCAAATTTATTATTAAATTTTTTTAGGTCTAGATTTTGCCCTCTAGTAACCAGTTTTCTCCAGATGATAGTTGCTTGGAAATGTCAGCCCATCTGCTTCGTGGGATTTCGATATGTTCCAATTTTAGAACCCCGATAACATTCCAGATGCAATAGGTGTTGGTGGCTTCTTCCCAATCCGTAGAGATAATTTTCTTTTTGCTGAGTTTGTAATCGCATTGTTGGATTGATAATTGGATTCCGTCAGTAGATAGGCGATAAGCATTTTGGTTGCTATCTAGCCATGTGCGTGAATAAGTGGTATAATCTTCCATGTTGCTATTTTTTTATAGTATATCAAAGATAGACATATTATTCATATTTGCAAAATAAAAAATAAATATTTTAACGGATAGAATACTTGCCTACATTCGGCTTGGAGTAACTCATGAAACAAGCGTATCGAACCGCATCGATTCCATGGTTAAACGCATCGATTGGTTTATTGGTTACTCTGCCATTCTTGTCCTCGATATATTTATAGTTACGGAACTCCTTAATCAGATTTAAACTACGGCTTGTTATGAGTAACTT